CCCAGAAGGTGCAGCTCGTCCGCTGGTGCTGGACGAGGGTGTAAAGGTAGAGCGTTTGTCCGATGGCAACACTGGTTCGCTGACAGAAGACAGGCGTTTCTCAATCATGGAAGTAGCGCGCGCGCTCAGTATCCCGCCCCAAATGCTGTTCCAGGGCGATGCTGGCTCGTTAAACAGCCAAATTGAGATGATGCGACAGTACGTAGAAACAGCTGTTCAGCCCTGGTGTGTCAAGTTTGCCGACGCAATGCGTACCAAACTTCTTCCATCAGGGCTTCGATTTGCGTTTGACCATCACGCACTTATGCGCGGAAATCTGCGCGATACTGCCAGTGCGCTAAAGGATCTGTCAAGTACGGGTGCTGTAACGGTCAACGATGCAAGGGAAATGCTGGGACTACCTGAGGATCTGACTGGCGGCGATCAACCCATACAGCCAAGCGTCGTAGCACGGGAATAACACCATGGAATATCGCAACTTTGTAATCCGTAGCGAAGACGCAGACGGCCTAAAACTGTGTGGCTACGCAGCTCGTTACAACACACCCAGCCTGCCCATGCGAAACGCCGCCGGAGCAGAGTTTGTAGAGGAAATTGCATACGGGGCATTCGATCGATCACTGCAAAATCCAGACGTGTCATTCCTATGGCAGCACGATGGCAAAATGCCCCTTGCAAGCACACTCAGCGGTACGCTAAATCTGCGTAACGACGAAGCTGGTTTAGCCTTTGAAGCCAATTTGCCTGACACACAGCTGGCGCGCGATGCAGTAACGCTTGTGCGAGCTGGTGTTGTGCGGCAGATGAGTTTTGGTTTCTTTGTCCGACAGGCAGACGAAACAACGCCGGGAAAGCGCATCCTTCGGGATTGCGACCTACGCGAGATCTCTCTAGTTGAACGAGCGGCCTACCCCGCAGCTGGGGCTTCTGCTCGTTCTATCCCATTTGCAACAAAGCAGCGTTACCAAACACTGCTACGGCTGCGGAGGGCACCGAAATGAAACAGAAACTGTCTGATTTGTACGCTCAGCGCAAGTCCAAGGCTGACGAGCTGGAAGGCATCATCAACGGCGGTCACGACAAGAACGCTGAGGAGCGGTTGAACAACGGCCTAGCCGAGCTCGAAGGCCTCGATTGGGAAATTCGCAAGACAGGTGTGCGCGACCGGATCGATGCCGGCGGAATTGTTCCGCAGGCGGTGATGGGCACTGCTACAACTGATATGCGCACAGAGGTGCGCGATTTCTTTGCAACTGGCTACAAGCACGGCGGCAAGCTCGAACTTCGTGCTACTGGTACTTCAAGCGTTGGTGGCACCACAACTGTTGCAGATCCAACGTTCACTCAACGAATGGACAGAGATAGCGTTTTGTTCCGGCTAGCAACTGTGACAAGCGTTACCAGCGGTGCGCCTGTTCGGTTCTATCGTCAAAATAACTATATGTCTTTGGAAACATCCGTAACGGCGCAAGCCGGTGCGTATGCATCGAAAGACATTGATGGCGAGGCTGTCGATTTTACGCCAACCAAACTTGGCATTGTGACAACGGTTTCAAACGAAGCATTGCGCGATATGCCATTCGATGTCGCCAGCGAAACCATCCGTCAACACGCCGAGCTGCACGGGAATCAGTGGGAGAACAACTTTTTCCTGGGCACCAACAATCAGGGCCTGACAACGAACTTCAACACGTACAGTTCGTTTGGCAGCCAATCGGTGTGGGATTGGGGCGGCTCCAGCAGCACAACTGCTGGCAATAGTTTGACTAGCAACCTTACCGGCACTGCAAATTCAATCGTCATTTCAGACGCAGTTGCTGCGGTGTATAGCGCAGGACTGCGACCGCAGTACCTGGCTAATTCGTGCTGGTTGTTAAACCCAACTGTTTGGGCAAACACTGTTGCACAAAGCGGCACCGTTGTTTACCCGATGGGTAACGGCTATTCGCAGTCGCTGGGCCGGGACGGGATTGGACAGCCTGAAGTGCCAGGGAATCGCGCTGGTGTAAACTTCATGGGATATCCAGTCTATTTTGCCTCCGCCATGCCGCTGGGTTCAACGGCCACTAATCATCCGCAGGGCGTGTTTGGCAACATTGAGCGCGGCTACCGAATTGTCCGCCTGGACAGCGTTCCAATGATTGCGGATCCGTACACAGCGGCCGCCAACGGTCAAGTTCGGTTCTTGTCCGAAACGAGATGTATCGGCAAGATTTTGGACAAGAACGCCATGGTTACGCTGTTGGTCTGATAGGTAACTAATGGCTACCGTTGTGACTACGGCAGAGGCGAAAACGCACCTGAGGATTTACCATTCTCTGGATGATTCGTACATCGCAACACTCTGCACCGTAGCACAAGAAGAGTGGGAAGCAGTAACGAAAATGCTGCTTGACAGCGCAACTACGCAGCAATCCATCCGATACGAACAACAACCTGCGGATGGATTGCTGCGTTTTCACTATTGGCCAGTCGATTTTGTAACGGGTTCAGGTGTGGAACCAACCTTTGCTAGCGACGATCCAGCACTGGCGGCATATTCGTTTTCTGGCAATGAGCTAGTGTCAAACGATCTGTTCCAGGCGGTTGACGCACACGACGCAATCGACAACGGCAACATATCGTTTCCTGGGACACTCAACTACTACACCCTGTACGATTTTTCACAGCTGCAAAGTGGGGTTGCAGTACCCGATTCGATTAAGCATTGTTTGCTTATGCGAATTGGCAGTTTGTATAGCTACAGGGGCGATGATGTGCAGCCACCCAATTTGGATCAATGGAAAATGCTGGCGGCTAGGTGGCGAAAGGGCGGTTTGTTGTGATCCCGTTTGGGATGTACCGCACTAGGATGCGGATCCGATCTCGCAGCACCACGACAACAACTAACGGGCAAGCAAGTGCGGCCACGCAAGCCACATTAGTAGATTTGGTGGGGCATATTCGCCCAGACAACAACGTGCGCAGCGATGCGCAGGTTAATTATGCAGAGGGGACAATCGACACAATTGACATTGTTGTGCCCTATTTTGAAGGGATCCGAACAGGATTTTTGGTCGAGGTCTACGACAGCATCAACAGCGCGGAAGCGATCACCTACTACGAAATTGAATCAATCAATGATGATCGCAACAAACACCAGCAGCTCTCTCTGCGTTGTAGGGTTGCAGAAACCAGTTTGCTACCCACAAGTAATTACAGCGCAGACATTCTGCTAGTTGCTGGTGGCGGTGGTGGCGGCGCAAACTCCCAGTTTCGGTCTGGTGGTGGTGGTGGCGGCGGCGGGGTTCTAGCAACAACAACAACCCTGATTACGGGTGCGGCGTATGTTGTCGCAATTGGAGCTGGTGGTTCTGGCAGTAGTGTCCAGGCGTTCAAAGGTAACGACGGATCAAATACAACGTTTGCCGCGCTAGCGGTTATTGGTGGTGGCGGCGGCGGCTCTGCGGGCAATGTTGATGGTTCGACTGGCGGCAGCGGCGGCGGCGCGAGCAGCTACGGCGGCCTTGGGGTCGGCGGGTCAGGCACTTCTGGTCAGGGTTTCGCCGGAGGGTCTGCGCTAGTCGAGGCCGCCTCGTGGCGCGGCGGTGGTGGTGGCGGCGGTGGTGCTGTGGGGTATCCCGGGCAGGCCGATGGCACCAACAAGGGACATGGCGGGGCTGGTTACGTGTGGTCTGTGAACGGTGTCACGTATGCCGGTGGCGGTGGTGGCGGTGCAACTGGATCAGTGGTTCAAAGTCTTGGTGGCAGCGGCGGCGGTGGAGCCGGTGGGTACAACGCAGGCACAGGCGGAACGGCTGGCACAAATGCGTTAGGGGGCGGCGGCGGCGGCGCAGGCACAACTGGTGCAGCAGTGCAGGCTTCCGGAGGCAATGGCGGCAGTGGTGTTGTTGTTATTCGGTATGCGGGTGCCAGTGTTGCTACTTACACAGGCAGTATGACAACCGTAACGTCCGGGGGTTTTACAACACACACATTGACAACCAGTGGGACGCTAACAGCATGATGATTGCACTAACACCCGAGGCGAAACGCGAGCTAAAGCTTCGCACCGAGCGTTTGTGTGATTTTAAACAGTTCACAAAGGCGCAGCTGAAGGCCAGCCAGAAACTGGGCAACACCGTGCGCCAAGAATATCGCCACAGGTGGACGCAATCGTCGTACAAGCGGCCACCCGGTAGGCCAAGCCATCGATCCGCAATTGCTAGAAGCCTCACTTATATTGTGAAGCGGTTGAAACCGGGCGTGTTTCGGGTGAAAGTGGGCAGTTCGGTTAAGACCAACACTATGGCCCGCATCGTCAACATTTTGAACCCAGGATTTACGCCCCGTGGCGCACGGCGAGCGGTGCCCGGCAGGAAAATCCGCGAGGTAATGCTCATTCGAGCGCAGCAGCTAGCTGACCAGATGTATCTACAAGCACTCGAACAGCAACTTCAAAAACAGGCAAACGGCCAATGAGCCTTTCTAGACTTATCTACGGAAGATCGCAGGCAGTTTCTGGGCTAACTGCTCTCATTGGCACCAAGATCTCGCCAAACTTGCGCCGAGCTGACACGGCCCTACCGTGCGTGGTGTACGAAATAGTAGACGAAAACAGGCTGCCGGACTTGTCTGCGACAAACATTGCCTACCAAGCGGATGTTCGATTTCGCTGTGTTGATGATCTGCTGGCCAGCTGCTACAGCATTGCCGCACAGGTATCGGTTGCGTTTAACGGACATTCTGGCTACAGCGATTCGAGCGGCAGAATTACAAAATCAATTGTGCGCGGCATCAGCGAGGTTGGAGTAGCAGCAGATCCACCACCAAACGACACAGACAACCCAAGAGAAGTTGTTGTGGAAATCCGATTTTTTTATACACTGACCTAGAAGGAAACCCACCATGGCATACCAACCTTACCCCGGCAGCGGCGCAACATTGACAGTCGGCGGCACAACAGCCGATGTTGTCGATATGGAGATGACCTTGCAGCGCAAGGAAATCGAAACAACTACCACTAGTCAACTGTACCGAACTTACATTGCGGGTCGTTACGGTGGCACACTTACAGTTACGCTAGCCGGTAGTGGTGATAGTAGCAGCGCAACACGGGTAGTCACAGCTGCGTACCAGAACCAGACTGCGCGCGGAAGCTCAGCGGCCTTCGTGTTGACTGATGCTGGCGCATCGGCGGGCGGTACGGCCGAAGTGTATAACTTCAGCGGCATCATCCAGAACGCTGTCCACAGTATCAGGCAGGACGAGCAGGACACTGTAAGGCTGGAGATCGTAGTAACAGGACAAATCACATGATCAGCGCAGATCGGCTGCTAGTGCCATGGCGTACTGTTCATTCGAAAACACTCAACAAAGAAGTGCAAGTGCGGCGGTTGACCGTCGCGGATCTTGGCAAGCCACTCGACCAGATATGGCATTGTCTGGTGCGCGATGCAGATGGCACAAGTCTGTTGCCGCCGGATGTGTCTCCACAACAGGTGTCGGCCGAAGTGGTGAACGAGCTGTTGGAGCTGGCCATGGCAAACCCTACACAGGCACCAGAGTAGAGCGGCTACTGGCTGAGGGTCTAGTAAACGCTGGTGCAGATGTTGCCGTTCTAAACCAACCAGTTCACGCGGAGCGGCTAGAACACCTACTGACTGTCATTGCTATGGCCCTGACGAAGCGCGGCAGCCAGGATGTGGCTCCCTGGACGCGCACCAAGGGAACAAAGAGCGTGTTTGGCAAACTTGCCCTTATGAAGGCTTGGGGGGCTAACCGTGGCAAGTAGGCCGATCAAGCTTCCCGTTGTCATTACAACCGATGGCACCCAGGCGCAGGCTGGGTTTGCGAAGCTGCGGCAGAGTCTTGGCGGCTTGGATCGGATTGTTGGAAAACATCTAGGTCAACAAGCTGCAAGACTTACTAGTATGTTTTCGTCGTTCTTTACGATTGATGCACTGATTAGCGGCATAACCAGGGTGCTTCAGCACGGTCAAGAAGTGATCGACCGTGTCTCGCAATTCAGCGCGCCAGCGGTTGAGGCGCAAGCGCGGCTCGAAGCTGCCCAGCTCAAGCAGGATGTGCAGATAGCAAGCGTCATCGGCCCCGACATCGCAAAGACTGCGAAACAAAAGGAACAGCTACTGCCGCAGACAGCGATGCGAGACGTGGCTGCTGCGTCACTAGCAAACACAGCAACACAGGCGTATGACCGGGCTGTGGGCCAATACACCGATTTAGCCATGGGCGATTTGGGTTCGTTTTTTAGGAAGGGTGCTGAAAACTTACAGTTCTATTACGATTACTACACCGGCGGCCCCGATCTCACTGACGAAGACATTATGCGTGTTAGCGGCGCAACACCAACACCAGCTGCCGGTTCGGCCGAAGAGGCTCAGGCGGCTTTAGCGGAGCTACAGGAACACACTCGTCAGTTGCGAGAACTTAATCAACGATTGCGAGGCTCGTAAATGCCACTATCAGTAACTGCTTTGCACCATGTTGATCACAAACTAACTGTGCGTCGCAAGAGCGAGTCTTCAACAATTGTTGAAACGTATCGGTTTGAGGTCAACCAAGATGCCACCCCGAGCGAAGTCGAATTGGTCACGTACTCGGCCGGGTCGGCACAGGCTCTGAACCTGCCAATTATGCGGGTTCGGCACCTTGACGATCCTAGATTCATTTGCACCGAAAAAACGTTTGCGCAAATAGACCACAGGGTGTGGAATCTGGAAGCCACTTTCAGCACTAAGCTCTACACCAACGCCTATCCAACCGATGAGGATGGCAGTTACGGCGCGCGGCCGCACTGGACAATGTCGCGGCGGTGCGGGCTGAAGACGATTGATCGGTATGTCAATGCCACCACATACCCTGCTAATGGCGATGCTGTTTGGCCACCCACTTCGGTTATTTCTGGAGTGAAGGTAGATCGGTTCGGCCAGCCGCTGCGCGTGCCAAGTCCAGTGCATGAGATTTTCCTATCAACACAGGTAGATCGGGCCTACGGCAAGTCTCTTGGGGCGTGGGATCCCGTTCACCTGTTTGGTGTAAATCCATACCTTGGGTATCGAAATGAGGTAGACTTTTTAGGCTATCCCGCCGGGTCTGTTGTGTTGACGGGTTTTGACGATCAGCCTACAGATGATCCTTGGCAGTCGATTACAATTCGGATGACTGCCAGCGACGAGTTTCACTTGGAGCAGATTTGGCTTCCTGGCGCAGACGGCAGGCAACTGTTGTCAACCGTTACTACATACGCAACAAAAACAATCAAACAACTTGATGCTGCCTTCTGGTATCAGCCATACCCAAATAAGTACGATTTCTACAATTTTGATATTTGGGGCGGCAGCTTTGAGGAATTAGTAAACCCAAGCCCAACCTGGTGATCTATGTCTTCCTACGCCTATCCTCGACAACTACTAGCCATAGGCAAAAACCGGGTTGCAGCTAATGCAGAGGTCGAAACGACGGCGTTTGTGGACAGCAACAAGCAAGGCTTAGACCACCTGTTAAATCCGCTGGTTGGCCGAATACAGGATGTCAAGTTGTGTTTAGTGATCAACCCAGTAGGCATTGGTTCAATTAGCGGCTTTGCAGTTCGGTGGAAATATCAGCTGCGATCGGTTTGGGTGCCAACAGACGGCAGTGCTAATGTCTATAACCAATACGCCCTAGACCCCCAAGATTCGACAACGTTTGACGGCTACAACCTGTACGAATGGAGCCATGTAGTAAACAATCTCACCGGGGACGGCTCTGTGGTGTTAAGCGATTGGATTGCTGACGGTTATACAATTACTGCAATTAACGGGTTGGTGTTTGCGTACGCCGTGAGGATGAACTGGAAAACTACTACTCCAAGTTCTGGTGGCGTTAATGGCGACATTATTTGGTTGTTTGATCGACCCAACGGCTACTGTTGTGAAGAGGACGGGTCCTGCCAAGACGAAGGCGGTTAACAATGCGCGTTTTGTTTTTAGTCCTACTTCTAGTGGGTGCGTCCTGCTCCAGCTCAAGCCAGATTGCCAGTAGCAGCAATGAGATCGTGTCAACAGCCCACAGTTCCAAGGGGCGGTTTGTGTGGATAGCGGATGAAACGGACAAGCCCAGCCCAAACATTCCTGGCATTAAGGCCCATGCCGTCGCGGGCGCGGCCGAACAAGACACCATCATCCAAAACGCTGCCAAGATCATTTACAACCTGCCCGGCGTTAAAGATATCACGCCGTTCTGGGCCGAGTTGTTGGTTTGGGGCCTGATCGCCATAGCGGTTGTTGGCGTTGTGGTCATTGCAATGCAGACCGGATTCCCGTCCCTGATCGGTCGATTTATTGTGCGGTGGTTTCCCAAGACGAGGGGTGACAGTGCCTAACAAAAAGTGTTGTTGTGCACAGGCCGTCAATACCTGTGAACTGCAACCTACAGTTCGGGCCGCGGTTTTAGGCTTTCCGCTCACAACTTATACCGCAAACATTTCGGGGAGTGGGGCACCACAAACAATCAGCACCCCGTTTGAAGACGTTGGAATTTTTTGTACGTCTGGCGCAACTTGTTCGGTTGGCGATTGTTGCCGCGCGTGTCATTCAGTACCCCCGGCAACTTGCGATTTTTTGGATTGCCAACAAAACGAAAAAATGGTAAACCGTTATTGTTCAAACCAGGCGGGCATTTCTAATCGGCAGTTTTCGTTGGGCGGAGAGTTTGTTGATTGCCAATGTTTAGGCGGCAATCCGGCCCCGTGTCCAATTTGCACTGGCGTTAGCGGCCCCGTAAGTTTTGCCAATAATGGCCTTGGCGCTTTTGCAGCGGCTACTTTTTTTTGGTCTCCGCCAATTTGTCCAAGCGGCATAAATCCGTGCGCTGCGCCACCTGGTTCTTCATTTCCAAATACCTACAACCTAGCCAGTAAGGAAACTTCCGCCTCTGGCGGTAACACAAAAACCTACAAACGGTTGCAGTTAGGCGAATGGCAAACAAACGTGGGTCTGCCGAACCATGCGTGTCATTTGCAGCTTGCTTTGAATTTTGCAGTGAGACACAATGAGCCATTCACGGGAAGCACATTATGCTACGGCACTGACGGTTTCACTTCCTCAGTTAGCTACGCCCGTAATTGGAACGGAATAGACAACGCCGCAGCATTTTTGGCTAAACCGTTGTATTTAGTGGGCGTGCGTTGGGCTTATTCTCTATGTCCGTTCAATAACGCGCCCGTGTCGGGAGGATTGGCAACTTGGAATTGCGTAACACTGTCTTCATACACCCCAACTGACTGCGGAGTTGGGTTTTGTCCGGTTTGTACCCCGCCAAGCCCGATATTTGCCGTCACTGATTACAATGTCGGTCGAGTGTTTACAAATTGCCATACCAACTGTTCTTCCGCAATGAGCCCTGTTATTGACTCTTTTCAGCCATGGACGAGCATCCCAACAACAATATCCCTAACGTAGTCCACGTTGACGAGGCCGGATTAAAGGCACTCCGAGCTGGAACAACCGATGCAACAACCTACGCAACTTTGCGCGCAGAAATTATCCGCAAACAGTTTCGCCCAAGCCTACGGCGGTTTATCCGTCAACGTATCAGTATGGCGTATTCGTTGGCGCGCGCCCTGTGGAGTGTGGTAGCGCAAGCGCGATTGACTGACGCGCAGTATGAAGCCCGAATTGTAAGTTGTCTTACGTGCGACGCGCTTAAACCCTCGCATAACATCAACAACCCAGTCGGCTATTGCGGGGCTTGCGGTTGCGGAAATGGTCGATTAGCGCAGCTGACAATTAAGGCAAATATGCCGGCCGCAACCTGTCCTAAAAACCGATGGGCTGTTTTGCCTAACAGCACGTGTTCTAGGGGGAAGTGTCAAAATGGCAAACCCCAAACACAATGAGACCTACCGCAAACAGGGGCTGCTCGGCGAGTCTATTGTTCAACAGCTGCTGATCCAGCAGGGCTGGTCGGTGCGGCACAGTGACAACCCAAACGCTGCAATTGATGCATGGGTATCAAGAGGCGGTGTGTTGCGCGCCCTCCAGATTAAGACTACTTATCGCCGACGGGAGCGGGCAAACTGTGTTCTCACGGATTTGTTGTCTGTGCCGTGCGACAAATACGAAAAGTACCGCAAGGTGCGGCACGAAAGTGGGCAACCGCTGTACCTGGTCTGGGTAAACTTTGATCATTCAATGGTGTATTGGGCTGATCTCAATTGCCTGAGCGAAACGGTGGTTGTTGATCGGCTAGGTGTCTCGCAGGATTTTCCGCACAAAGAGACCTTGAAATACACTGGTCTTAACATCAATCTGCACATCAGCCAGTTTCAATGGCTGGGCACTATCTCGCACCACTATGTAACACTGTGTCACAAGAAATGAGCACCCAGGTGCCTGCTGCGTACAAGGTGCGCCTGAACAAACGGCAATGGCGGTTACTGTTTGTGCGCGCGCAAGATTTGCCCAAAGATGTTTTGGGTGCCTGCGACCACCCCCCTGGGCGGCATCCCACCATCAGAGTAAAGGCGCGGCAGTCCCGTAAACTGCTGCTTGATACAACTATCCACGAATGTCTCCATGCGGCCCTGCCGCAGCTAGACGAAGAGACGATTACACTGGTAGCATCAGACCTAACCAGAGTGTTAATCCGCCTCAACTGCCGCATCGAATTCTAACGCTGATCCTTTCTTTGGAGGCCTGGCAGGGCTACCGCACACCACCCCTGTCAGGCTTTTCCCTTTGTTGGCCTTTACTGGTGCCCTGTAGACCTTTGGATCATGCACTGCCTGCGGCACCACGTGCGCGCTGCCCGGCCCGCTACAGGCCAACCAGTCGATCCTGTGCCTGTCCAGGTGTCCGTGGCTGCGCAGCTTGAAATCGATGTAGGTCACGGTCTGCTCCAGCTCCCCGTCGTTCTCTGGCTGAGGTGTTTCGAGCCTCACTGCCATCACGGTATCTGGCTTGCGCGCAAAGGCTCCAGCACCAGCTGCTGCATCGACTGTGTCGCGGCCCCCTGCTCCCTTGGGTGTATGGTGAACGACACTACAGGTAACCTGAGCGTCGCTAATTGCCGTGAGCAGTCTGCCCATAGCTGCGTTCACTTCAGCGTTGTCGTTCTCGTTTTCAAACGGCAAAAAAGCTGAAATTGTGTCAATGACAACAAACTGAATGTCTCTATCAAATATCGTATTGACAAGGGCCTCAATGGCCGCAGTAGGGCTGCTTGCTACTTGCAGGCTGCGTAGCGATGCAAAATACAGGCCATCACTCGGCAGCTGCACATTGTTGTATCTGTCGTGTTGCCGGAACATTTCAACCCGTTGTCGCATGGTGCCAGGGTGGCATTCCATGTCAACATAAAGACAACGCTGGGGCTGGCAATCGAATTGGCCTAGCCATTTCAAACCTAGCCAAGCAGCCAGAATCAAATCAATGGTTAGCCAAGTCTTGCGCGCCTTGGGCGGCCCAGACATGATTGCAAGCTCCCCACGGCGCAACAGCCCGTTAACAACTACAGGCGGTTGCTGAAACTGCTGTAGATCGTCTAACGACAGCAATTGCAAGGTAGGTTCAATGCCGCTTGCCTCGCCCGGCTGTCTTATTGCTAGGTTCTTGTAATAGTGAACAGCAGTTTCAATCCGTTTACAGACTTGGTGCAGAAACGGGTAATCGATACCTTGCAGCTCCAGCAGCACGTGGTGCAGCTGCTTCTCAACCTTGCGTAGCGTGTCAGGATCGCAAGCGGTTGCGCGGTGTAGGCGATTGATACCCTTGGCTAACTGCCGTAGTAGATCATCCATGCTGGCAGCCCCTTTTTGTTAAAACGGGATGTCGTCGTAATCGTCCCTGGTGGGGGTAAGGGGTTCTTCTTGTGCCGGCCTAGTGGTGCGCTGCTGGGAGGGTGCTGGTCGAACCTGCTTCCTGGCTGCCTTGCACTTGATGCGAATTGCATCGACCATTCGGCCGCCAAAGTTGACACGCTCTTTCACAAGCTTAACTGGCTGGCCTTCCCAGTTGTCGGCCTGTGATCCATACGCATCAACAATGGCGCCCAAGTTCGTTTTGTTGAGAGCCACACTGCCCCGATTTGTAGTCAGCACCACCTTCTCAACCTTAGTCCCATCAACCGAATCAAACACGGCCGTGTTACAGCCGGTAATTTGACACACCATGCCGCCAGACCCGTCATCCTCAATGTCCGCTGCGGTCAGGTAAGTCCCCTTCAAGAATTTGCTCACATCCATCGTTGTTTGCCTTTCTTTGTTGGTATGAAGAAATTGGTTGTACCTTTGGCTCGCCGTCCGGCACGTGTACCACGTACTGCGGCCCGCAGGCCTCGACAATCAAACTAGTCCGCCAGGGGTTAGCGCGCAACGCCCCATTTTCGCCGGACGAAAACACTGATTGAGCGTCGCCACCTGACCAGTGCAGTAGTTTTTCAACAACCGCAGCTTCGTTACGTACTTTGGTCTTGTAAACCTGTTTGCGCTCGAAGGCTATTGGCAGGTTTGTCAAGTCCACATAACGCTGGGCTGGACGCACCAGCTGCTGCTTTCCGTGGAAGTCTAGGTACGTCGCAATGACCACTTCACGATATGCGACGCACAATTCGACAGCTAGCCGCCTGATGTGCTGGCAAGTATCGTCAAGCTCGCACAGAAGTTTCGGATCACCGGCAGTCAGCGCACTTGCAGACAAATTGAAGTGCGTCCGTTGATCGATCAGCAGATTTGTAACGCGCTTCAATGTCCTGGCTGCGCTGCGTATTTCTGCCACGCTTACGTCAGTCATCGTACCCCCTCTTGACGTTAGCGGCCCGATCAACAGCCCTATCCACAACTGCAATGACCAGTGCTGCCAAGGCACTAACAGCGGTAAAACCGAGCAGGAAACCAACAACTACGTCAGTTGTTTCCATTTGGGTTGTCTCCAGCAGTTGTGGTTGAAGGTGCGTATTGCTGCCGGAACATCGGCAACTGCGATATTTCCTTATCGATGGCGTTAATTTTGCCTTTCAGCTCGTTCACCCTGGTACACGAATCATCGTAGCAACGAATGAGGTGGTCATGTCGGTTACCCCAACCTTGTTCAAAAGGTTCGGAACTTTCAATGTCGCATACCATGCGCTGGGTTGCCTGCACAACCCTTGCTTTCAACTGTTGTAACACCTGCTGCTCATGTCGTAACAATTGTTCAGTGTTTTCCCGTTGATACTTCAATTTTGTGTATTGCACCAAACCTACCAATTGATCGCGCTCACTGTTCATGTGTGTCCTTTCTTTGTGCTTGGCTAGCCAAGAACGATCTGAGAGTGTATCAGGAACCGCCCAAGGGCACCTGATACACTCTCAGATCGGATTGGCAATGCCAAATCCAAAAAAATTTCTCAAATAGTTTGCGATTGCAGCAGTTGCAAACCCTAAAACAACCCGTACACTGTGGGTATGGGTGCAATGCAAAGAAGGAAGGGTGCAGCTGGTGAGCGAGACGCTGCACAGAACCTGAAGTTCAACACGGGTCTGATTGTCGAGCGTAATGCTCGAAATGGTGTTGCTGGTGCTGCTGATCTGGTTGGCGAGGGAATTGCGTTGGAAGTGAAACGCAGGAAACGATTGTCGTTTCACAGGTTCCTAGACCAGGCAGGGAAACACATCAAGAACAGTCGCGGTGAGATTGTAGGGTGTGAGGCCACCCTGATTGGCGTACTGAGTAGGGAGGATAATGGCTTCTGGCACCTTACTATCCCACTCTGGCAGGCGTGGACACTATGGAACTTGATGAATGAGCAGCGTGAGAAGACACGGCAACGCATGGCACAGCATCAGCAAAGCTTGCAGGCTTCGGTTCCCAGTGTGCCAGAATTGCAACCAAGCGTTCAGCAGTGAGGTGCATCACATTGTGCCTATCCGGTTTGGAGGCAGCATTTTTGATCGAAAAAACCTGCTTGCTGTCTGCAAACCCTGCCATAAGCAGCTTGATCTAGTGGCTAAACACAGGGCTAATGTTGGCAGTAACCCCCGAGAGGGGGGGGTGTTGACGGTCACCGCGTTGCCCGTCCTCAATAGTGCGATATCCAATAAAAAACCTGTTTTGGAGCGTATAGAATGGAAACCGCGAGTCAAATAGTTAGAAACTATCTCACAGACGTTTGTCAAAAAAACATTTTGGCAAACCAGTTTGTTTGCGGCTGGGCCGCCGAAAGTTTGGCAAACTTAGATCGTTGGAATCTGTCGAGGGTTGACACCTTTGCGGAGTACGCCAGCCAGCTGCAACAGACCACTGGCAGCCGGGCCGGGCAACCGCTCGAACTACTGCCTTGGCAATTGGCTGTTGCTGCCCAGCTGCTATGCGACCCCGACTGTAAATGCCTGTTGGTAGTAGTGGCCAGGGGTGCCGGCAAAACCGAGCTCGCCGGCGCGCTGTTGTCGTATGCCATGCTCACCGAAGGGAGGCGCCAGCAGTTCTACGCTGTAGCTCCAAAGCTGGCTTCGGCGCATATCGTGTTTGATCGCACGAGGAATATGGTGCGCCAAATCGACCCGACAGCAGAGGCCTCGGACTCAATGGCGCAAAGCACTACGGGAGGGTGGATCCGAGCAAATGACTGTACGATGCGGGCACTTCCCTGTACGCCCCAGGCCATGGACGGCCTGGCGGCGCGGTTAGTCATAGCCGACGAAGTAGCTAGGATGGATAAGGCGTTTTCTCGGGTGTTGACCGGTCTGGCAAAAGACCCGGCAGCGCAGCTGCTGGCTATCACGACACCCGATGCGCAGCAGAAAAACCAACCAATCTGGCCGTATTGGACAGCGTGTTTAACGCACTACGGGTCGAAGAACGGCACTAGTTGTCAGCGGCCAGACGGATGGCGGGGGATTTTTTATGGGCTGGATTCGGACGATAACCCCCTTGACACTGAAAATTACATCAAGTGCCAGCCCAGTTTGGGCGTAACTGTCAGTGTGCAGCAAATGCAAACACAGGTGTGTGCGATGATGGGCACACATGACCCCGAACAGGTGGCCGAATGCGATATGCAGCTGTTGTGTCGGCACAATGACCGCCTGGCTGGGAGCGTAGATCTAGCCATTCTTGACCGGCAGATGGCAGAACCAATTGACTGGGCAGCTCTTGCCGGGAACGTAGCGGTTTGCGCGGTCGATTTGGCAAAAGGGGGGTACGGCAAGCACCTAAACCTAACCAGCGCGTGTTTGGCAGTTTGGGATCAGCAAAACAGCCGATTCTGCTACCAACTGGTGCATTGGTGGGCTGGCAGCAACCTGGAAGCAGATGAAACATTAAGTCAACAGCCGCTCAGGCGGTGGATCCACAACGGACAGCTGCGGCAAATGCCTTCGGAGATACATGATTTGGCATTTATTGAGGGTCAATTACAAGCGTGGAAGAGTACCTATCAGCTGCGACACGTAGGTGTAGACCCGCTGGCGCATCAACAATCCGCTTTAATTGATTGGCAGAAACGCGGAATATCCGTAAAAACTGTTGATCAGGGCATACGAACAATGGGGCCAGCTTGGGCGTTGTGGGTTGATGGGCTTCGAGGCCGACGAATTGTGCATGATCCAGATGACGTACTGCGAGAAGCGTTAAAGGGGACGCGGGTTATTGTTGATAACGCAGGCAACACAAGGCCAGTAAAAGGGCGCAGCCAGGGAAACATTGATGCAGTAATAGCGAGCTGCATGGCAGCGTTTCTGTGCGAGCAGTATCAGGTGTCTATGGTGAGCAACTACGAGGGCGGTAATCTCGTATTGTAGTTGTTGCGCGCAATAAATATATTGCTACAATAACCGTATGCCCATCCCCACAGGCTGGCTAGGCAAACTAACTGGTGTTTTTGGGCAATCAGCCACCACCAGCACGTTTGTCGGCAACATTGGTGACACCTTTCCCGATGACATTGTTAGCCGGGAAAAACTGGCATCGGTTGTGCGCGCAATTAAATTAATATCGGAAGATATCGCGCGGCTGACGGTTCGCACACAACGCGACGATCCGGACGATCCAGTCCAGGTTTCACACAAGGCAATTGACCTGCTGCAACACCAAGCTAACCCGTACCAGACTGGGCGAGAATGGCGGGCGTGGATGGTTTCGACCAGCATTTTGCGTGGTAGCAGCTATTCATACGTTGAGCGCGCAGCAAACGGCGAGGCGGTCAACCTGTGGCCGCTGCTTCCTGGGCGCGTTACAGCAGTCTGGAGTGGGTTTTTTCTAGCACCAAAATGGCTGCTCGATGGAAGAGAAATTGACCCGCACGAAATTATCGTGCTGATGTCAGGCCCAGGCAACCACAACAATCCGTATTTGTGCGACAGCCCACTCACAAAGTGCGCCCCGGCACTGACATTGGCAGTAGTTCAGGAGCGGTGCGCGCTAGCGTTGGCAGCAGCTGGTCGAATGGGCAAAGTA